ACCAACTGATAATGTAGTAGCGTTTGGTAACACTAAAGTTTGTCCTTGAGTTCCAGTAAAAATTGTATAATTAACTGTTGCCGAAGTAAAAGTAGTAGTTCCACCAGCAGTGGCTATTGTTTGAGTTCCCAATACCATAGTTGGGATTGTTACAATACCAGTAAACGTTGGTGAAGCAATATTAGCTTTTAAATTTAAGTTAGTAATTGTTGCGTATAATGTGTCAAAATAAGTCTTTAAAAATGATTTAACATTTGTCCAAGTAGTTTTTATTTGACCAAAAGATGCCGCACTATCATTTCCAGTTGTTTCATCAGCATCAACTAATGTAACTTTTGTAGCTACAGGTCTAAGTGGTGCTTTTTGTGCTATTTTATAATCTAAAGAATTAGTATCAGCAGAACTTGTGATACCAACCTTTGCTTCTAAAGCTTCAATAGCATCATTAGCATCAGAATGTTGACCAGCGTGACTTGGACTATTTAATGGACTGGTTGTTATTGGATTTGTTAGTGTATCTAAACTTGTAGGGAAATTAATCGCCATATTTTTATTATATTATCTATATTTGGTTAGGTTTATTATCATCAGTCCAAGTATTACTTGGCTTTGTATCTTTTGTATAAACAGAAGCACTTGGCTTTGTAACCGTAGTCCAAATTTGTTCTATTCCATTTAAGAATCTATGTATAATATCAGAACCTTTAATTGAATCAATTACTGTTATATAAAATTGACCAAACTTACTAACTTGTTCACTAGAAGTAATTGTATCTGTTTTAGTTTTTTCTGTTTCTTTCTTTATAATTTCAGCTCCAGTTATAGAATCAGTAACTACTCTTACAAAGTTTATAATACGTGAATATATTTCACTTCCAGTTATTGAGTCACTAATATTCTTAATTGTTTCTTTAATTACCGTATCAACGGAACTAATTGAATTAATTATTGTTTTAGATAAACTTTTAATTATACTTTCAGTTCCGTGAATTGATTCTGATAATAATCTAGATAAACTTTTACTAAAAGACTCTGCTAGACCAATACTATCAGTTAAAATCTTGCTCATAATAGAGTTTCCATCATAAGAAGTATCAGTGGCATCGTATTGAGTGCCAGAATCGTTGTAAAGTTTAACAGCCATATTTTATTGATTAAGTAACTAATTAAGCAAATGAAACTTTGTATGTGATAGTTAAGATATCACCAGAAACTACATTAACAGCAGCGAAAACTTGTCTTCCTAAAATTGTTCCAGTTGAAGCAGCATTAAACATACCACATTCTGTAACAGCAACGGAAGCACCAGCAGTAAAAGCTTTTAATAATTGTAATGTGTCGTTTGTTACGGTTGTTGTAACACGTGATACAGTAGCAGCGGCTCTAGCTAATCCAGAAGCAGCAGTTTCAGCTTGTAATGCTGTATCTGCGATATTAGCAGCAGTTACACCAGTTCCTAAAGCTAAATAGGTAAAAGGAATAGCAGTAGCATCTCCAGCAAGTAAAGCGATTTGAGCTAAACCAGCACTTGTAATTGTATTCTTAATTTCTCTCTTATCTTTTACATTACCGTTTGAATCAGTTAATGTTAAGGAGATAAGACCTTTTAATTTTAAATTTTCGTTCATAGTTTTATATTTATTTATAAGATACTTTTTGTCTTGTTACCTTTGGTTTTAAATTTTTAAATCTACCAGAATAAACAGCTACTAATTCTGCTTTACCATCTTCATAGTCTTTCATAAATATAGGAAGTGATGGTGATGTTGGTTGTTTAATCTTTAACCAAAATATAGTAGCAAAGAAAGCTAGTAATCCGTGATATGGTGAAATAAATCCAGGTGATTTAGTAGTATCAGTTGGCAAGAAGTCAACCATCGCCCTATCAAAGTAAATTTTTAATCCAGCGGTTGAATTATAGTTAGGTGCTGGTTTAAGTTCCATTGTGTCACCCATAGCTCTATAATACATTGGAATATTATTTACCTTAGCAAATTCATCCAGATTATAAACTAATTGTTCTTTAGTAAATGGAATTAAATCTCTCCATAATCCATTACTTGCTTTAATAGCCACTTTTTGAATAGTTAGGGCATCGCTTGGTATAGAATATTTTCCAGTTCCACTAACTAAATCAGTAGTTGCCTGTGGTAAATCTGATTGATTACTATCATCCCATTGCCAGTTACCAGTAGACTTATAAATAGCATACCAGATATCATCTTGACCTTCATTAATGTAAGTAGTAAATTCTTTTAATCTTGTAGCATCTCCAGTGATAAATCCAGTTCCTAAATCAGTAAGTCTTTCAACTTCTTGAAGTATACCATTTAAATTAGTTGTATCGTTATAAACCATATTGTTTTATTAAATAATTATCTAATTACCGACCAATTAAGGTCGATGTATCAGCCAACTATTTCTTTTCTCTTAACATATTAATATATTCTTCAACCATATCTAGAATTACTGCTTCTGGTTGTCCATTATTCAGTGAAATACTTGTGATAATTTCAAATTCTCCTAATTCAAACGTTGGAACTAATTCATCAATAATTGGCTTCATTTTTTCCTTAATCTTTTCAGACTTATAACCATTTTTAGTTCTTTCTGTGTCTAAATCAGACAACTCTTTATTAATTTTAACTTGTGCTTTATGAATCTTTGCTTGTTTTTCTAACAAGTCAACTAAACCTTCAGCATTTATTTTAATTGTTCTCATACGAATAGTGATTTATAGGCATTAGCCCATTTATAAGCGTTATTTTCTATATTATAGTTATCTAACACATATTTATGTGCGTTTTTACCAATTCTTAGTCTTAATTCTTTATCTTTTATTAATAGTTCTATCTTATCCATCCAGTCTTTATTGTCGTGGATGAGTATTCCATCAACTCCGTCTGTAATTTCTTCGTATGGGCTGTTTTTGAAGCTCTGGACTATCACTGGTATCTCACACATACTAGCTTCAAGGAACTTAATATTTGATTTACAAGTATTGAAGTAATTTTCCTTTCTTGGGATAAGCATAAAATCTAATTTACACTCATTCAATGCCTTGTTGTAGTCAGCTCTTTTACACCAAGGTATTTGTGTCATTTTAATTGAATCCCAAAAGGCATATTCTTCCTTAAAAACTTTAGTTACTAAAGGATTATGTTTACGATGTTTTATATCTCCAAGTCCAAACATTATAAGTTCTACATCATCTCTTTCGCTTAATTGTCTTATAACATCTTTAATGTGAAGATAATCATATTCCATAGCAGCCGAACCAATCAATCCAATCTTTATTTTATCTCCTGTGTTTCTTTTTGGTTTATCCCAATCATCAGGGTCAACATAATTTGGTAATACAATTGTATTTGGGTTTATTTTTCTATATTCATCAGCTAATACTTCGGTTGAAGCAGTAACTAAATCACACATCTTAATAAAATCGTTGATATTATCAGAACGTCTTTTTAAATTATCAATCTTTTTTCCATCAGGAGTAAATTGTCCTAATGGGTGATAACCTTCAATTGCGAAGGTATCATCATTATCCATTACTATCTTTTTTCCTTGTGCTTTAAGCATCTTAGCAAGTCTATGATATTCTTGTTCTTCTGCTCTATGAAATACTACAACGTCAGCACTATCAATTTGTTGTTTAATTTCATCTAGTCCAAGTCTATCTTTTAACATACTTGGCTTATCAGTCCAATATCCATTATAGACACAAGGTAGATAAATACGAACATAAGAACAACCTTCATAACCACTATTTATCATTGCTACTTTTGGATTATACATAACGTCTATTCTTTATCTTCTTTTTTATCATCTTCTGTCGATTCATCCAATCTATCTGTTCCTGAAGTTGCTCCCAATTCATCGCCCACTGTGGTATCTGTGGCTGGTTGGGTTGATTTTCCTGAATAATATTCTTCTGCTCCGCCTTCATAAATTTGTCCATTAATCATAAATGTTCTTACTCTCTTTGGTTTTGGTGACATTACTACGTTTGCCATATATTACTTTCATTCTTGGGGTGGAAAGAATGACCATCCCCCCAAGCAATATATTAAATTAATAAATTGAGTTCAGATTAGACAGCAGCTGTTTTAATCCATACACCAGAAGTATCACGATTTTCAATAGCACCAAATACTACGTCAGCAGTAGTGATAGTTGAAAGATATTGTGGAATATAATTAGATTGAACACGCATAATTGTAGAACCGTGAACGATAGCATCCTTATGAGCTAAACAAGAGTTAGCACTACCAAGTGTAGCACCAATTAAAGTAGACATAATAACAGGGATACCATATAAATAACCAACGTGTCCTTTCATAATAGGGTCAGCACCAACGGTGTTTACTAATAGAGAGAACTTATTGATTTGAGCTAAATCAGTCCAAACTTGTTTTGGAGTTAAGAAGAAAGCTCTATCTTCTTGTGGGGCGTTAGCTTCATCAAGATATTGAATAGCACGAACGATGTTTGAATCAGCTAATCCAGCAGCGGATGTTCCAACTACTTGGGAGAATCCAGTGAATAATGCTAATACAGCGTTTTCATAAGCCTTTGATACAGTGTAAGCAGCATTTTCAGCTAACTTAGACATATAAGAATAAGACTTTTTGATTTGTTCTGCTTCTTTATCTTCGATTGCGAACGAACATTCATACCAAGTGTCAACTGTTAAAGTGATTTGGTTGTCTGTTGGGTTGTTTAAAGTAACAACAGTTGCGTTAGATTTAGCGTAAGCTGTCATTTCAGTGATGTTTGGAATTAAAAGAGTTTTAGTTCCTGAACTTAGTTCACTAGATAAATCTGTGAAAAAAGCTGTTGCCTTTTTAGCGGCTTGGTAAAAGTTATTCATCTTTTCAGAGAATAAACCTGGGATAACAGAAGCAAGAGTTGTGTTTGTTTCTGTCGCTGTTGGAAATGCTCCAGTAGCCATATTGTTTTATCCCAACTTAGTTACCCATTACCTTATCAAAGTAAGCCTTATGTTCATCTTTAGACATTTCACCGACTGGCTTTTCTGCTTTAAATTTACCTACACCATTTGATGCTGGTAGTGATGCCTTATTAGACATTTCATTTTTTAAGCGTAAAGCACGTTTGTTTTTTAAATAGTCATCTTCGACTGCTTCTAAAATACCGATTCCATTAACCTTTGCCAGTTTATTAGCTAAGTCTACTTCTTCTTCAGTGTAACCTTTTGCGAACAAGATAGCTTCTTCACGTGTAAGGGAGCTAGATTGAGTTTTGTTATTTTCTTTTATAAGTGGCTTTTGTTCAATTTCTTTAGAACCTTCTGCCTTTTTTTTCCAATGATTTTTTTGAGCTAACAAGGTTTCTCTTTCCTTTTTTAGTCTGTTGTAATCTTCCAAAGTAGGGGAGTCATTGGTTTCTTCTTCTACTTCTTCTTCAATGATTTCTTGTTCTTCAACAATTGGTTCATCAACCACGATTTCATCTTCTTCCATAGTGATATGTAGGCGTTTAGTGCCTGTTAATTTTTAGTCATTTTATAGACTTTAGTGTCTTAATCTCTTTAGGAGATAAATCTATGGTAGCCCAAGACTTGAACTTGGGAGTATTCCATTCTACCTATAAGGCTTTTCTACTTGAACTTCAGCTACTGCTGTTGATTCAAATTTCTTGAAGCCTTTTAATAACTTATCAATTGCTATTTGGCTTGATTTAACTTCCATAATAATTCCTTCAGTATCAACAGCTTTAATGTCAAGTGGTTTAGTAACAAACTCATTCATCATAAACTGTTTAAACTCTTGGTAATCATTAGATGTTATAAATGATTTTACATTCATCATATTATTGTATCATTTTAGCACCAGCAAGTAATTGGTCAGGTTGTTTTGGTTCGGGCATTGAACCACCACCATTTTGTGCTACTTGTTGTAGCTCTTGCTTTTGAACTGGTGTAATCTTATGTGGACTAATACCATTATTTTCTAAGTATTGTTTGAATAAAGGAATTTCACTTAATGTAGGATTAGCTCCAATCATTTGTAAGGCATTAAAATAGGCATCATTTTGTGCTGACTTATCAACTGATTCATCAGTAGCCATCATCTTAAATCCCCATTTAAAGTTAAAGAAGTCATCAGCCTGTTCTACTCTGCGACCAATACTAGAAATACCATCTTGAACTTTCTTTAGTAACTCTTGTTCTAATTCTGGTGTTACTAATTCACCATTCAACATTGATTCTTTCTTTAGCCATTCTAGAACTGCTTTATCATAAGCTTCTACATCTTCCGCATCTTCAGCCATTTCAATCATCAATTCTCTTGACCATTTCTTCATTAATGGTGGAAAGATATCTTTTAGTAAGAAGTCCGCTACCTTTTCAAAGAAGTCTTGTCTAAAGTTCTTAAATGCTGTAACAGCACCAGCGTTTACAACTGCTATACCACGGAATGTGGTATTAATTGGACTTGCTTCACCTTGAACAATTTCAGGTGTAAGACATAACTTATCAGCTTGTTGATTAATCATATTCATTTCTTGAATGAACTGTGCTAAACCAACGTTTTGAATCGCTACTTGTTGTAATGATTCATCTCCAACTATTTGACCATTAACTGCTTGTTCTAATACGTTACCAGTCATATCTGCCTTATCACTCTTTAATAGTAATAAAGAAGAAATTTCTGTTGATGCTGCGTTTTGATTAATCAATTGATTTGCTCTTTCTTGTAAATCAAATAATCTTTGAACAACACCTTGTCTTAACCAAGTGCCACGATACTTTCCTAAATGGAAGTCTAAGTAAGGACATTCATCTTCATCTAAATCTTCAGACCAAAGAATAATTTCATCTTGACCATATCCATATCCTATAACGTGTTTGTAAGTTGGTTTTTCATCTTCTTGTTCACTAAAATATCCAGTGAACTCCCATACTTCAAATCTCTTTGCTTTCTTATCTTTTTTAAATACTTCAGTAATATTATCCCACACACCATCCTTTTCCCAAAGGTCGTGAATAGTTAAATCGTGAAGTTCTACTATATTTGAATCTTCAATCCATTCTACTGATTGGTCAAAGAATAAGTTTTCTAACTTAGATTCTTTTACACAGGTCTTATTATCTTCTTTGTATTTCTTCCATACTTCAGAACCATATGTTGCTAGACCTTCACCAGTATCATTTAATGTTTTATAAAATGCTTCATCATCGAACCAGTCTTTAACATTCTTACGTAAAGCCCAAGCTTGTAAGAAATTATGTTGACCTAATCCATATGGATAAAAGTCTTTAGTATCAGGACTGATTAACTTAGAAAAGTGGGTAATACGATGATTACTAATATTCCAAAAGATAGCATCGTTATCTCTTTCAGTGTATCTGTTATTAATATAGAAATTAATCTTTCTTAATACATCACGTTGATTGAAAAGAATAGGCTGAATGTTATTTTGTTTGCTACCTTCAACTAATTTTAATGTTGAAGTCTTAGAATCTTCTATAATATCAGCAACTAATTCACTTATTTTTTTATTATCCATATTATTATCTAAATTTCTTAACAGGTTGTGCCTTATCAAATATACTATCTCTTTTTGGTTTATAAGAACTAAAGGCGTATCTTATAGCATCCATAGAGTTAGACCATTCGTGAATTGAATCATCTGGCTCATTAATATATTTATCTGTTTGTTTATCCTTTAAAAAGAAATAGTTATCGTAAGCTTTCTTTGTTTTAGTGCTTGTCTTTGTTAAACTTATCTTCTGGTCTTGAACATATTGTATACCTTGATATACACTACCTTGACCCTTTTCTGCTCCCAATATATTTAATCCATAATCTTTAATTTCTGCTATACTCTTTGGTTCTGCTGAATCAGCAATTACTAATGCTCTTTCTAAATTCTTTAATGTATCAGCAATCATCTTATTACTCATTTCCTTTTGATAACAAACTTCATCAATTATGAATCCATCGTTATATTTGTATAGAGCAACAATTACTGTTGGGTCATTAGTATATCCAAAGTCAATTCCATATCTTTCAAGTCTTGCTTCGTGTGGTATACTGTCAATCATTTGCCACCCCTTATAGATTCTACCTTCAGCTTCTCCAAGTAGTCCTAGACCGTATACTTGCCACCACCTTACGTTATTCTTACGTGCTTCAATAGATGATACAATTTCAGGACTTAACGCTTCATTATCCTTATATGTCAATGTGATAAATTCTACATCATTTCTTACTCCTAAAATATCAGTATAGAAATAGAACTCATTAGATGGATTCCAATCAAGGAATACAAACTCTTTTGTTCTAACTTCTAATTGGTCAAAAGCATTTAATGTTGTATTGTTTGCTTCATTAATAAATAGTCTATCACGTCTTGAACCCCTTAATTTATCTCCATCATCAGTGCTAAAGAACTCTATCTTACTTCCTGTTTCAAATGTATAGATTGAATCAGTAATATTCCATCTAGAATCATCCCAATATCCGTGACCTTGTAATATGTTTTTAAAATCTCTCATAGCACCACGCTTTAAATGTGGAATAGATTCTGCTACTACACTGGTAAGTGTTGGAACTTCATCTCTTTGTGCTAAATCAATTAAATAACATAATATAGATATAGTTTTACTGGCGGATGTTCCACCAGCGACTGCTCTAATCTTCTTTTTCAGTGCTGCTATTTTCTTTGTTGCTGTCGTTATCGAATATACCATATAATAGTGGCGTTGGTAATGCTTTACCTAATGTAGTTAAATCTGTTTTTGTTTCAGGACTACCTTCAGCCATCTTCCAAATTGTTTCCTTATCTAATCCTTCTAAAAATGTTGCTCTTTCTTCGTCTGTTTGTTTAGATAAAAAATCTCTACAATATTCTTTTAATGTCATTCCTTTTGGTCTACCAGCAGGATTACCGCTTTGACCTTTCTTAAACATCCAAGGTTGTAACTGAACAGGAACTTTGCTGATTGGTAGTTGTTTTTCAGTTGTTATTTTATGTTCTTCCATATTTAATCTAATATTTAATCATTTACTACTTGCTTATTTATTCTACGATAAAATGTTGAGCCACCTACGTGTTTCTCAAGATAGATATAGTCATCAGGATTAATGTCACTCCATTTACCATACTTATGTCCATCTACTATTTCCCATTTATTTTCCATATTTTTACTTACAAATAAATCCTATTTCATTATCTCTTTTAAAATCATCATCCACCCATACGTCAAAGACCGGTGCTAACTTATCTTTTTTGATAGCATCGGCTGCGGATTGAGCCATTATATATTTTCTTACGATAAATCTCTTATCTGTGTTTTTATTCTTCATATGTGCCGACTGAAAGAATCGAACCTTCAACCTTTCGCTTACAAGGCGAATGCTCAACCAATTGAGCTAAGACGGCAGTTGGGGATTTCTCCCCTAAGTAACTTTTATTACTTCTTCAGCGTTCGCTGGTTATATATTGTTGTTTGTGGACTATCAGAGAATTGAACTCTGGTCTTACTATATTAGTAATCGAATACCTTTATAGCCCTTAACTCTACCTTACGTTCCTGTAATAATTTATAAACCTTATTCATCTTACACTTATACTTAATGCTAAGATTTCTATTATGTTTGTTTCTAGATTTGAATTTCATATTTAACCAGACATAAAAGTTAATTATTAGCTTTACCTTGATACTGTGTAGATGGAGCTGGTCAAGCATTCGTCATCTTTCTCTTTAGCATTTCATATTTTCTTGGTGTGGACAATGTGGGAATCGAACCCACCCAAATTCATCGCAAATGATTTTCGCCTACCTTGGAACATTATCGCCCATTATTTGACATCTATGTTGGAATCGAACCAACGCATCTCTGTTTTGCGGACAGCAGCGTTTCCACTTCGCCAATAGATGAATGTCAGGGGTGCTGGAATTGAACCAACTTTTTATGCTTCCAAAGCACATATAATAGCCATTATATCAATCCCTGAATCGAAACTTTATAACTGTGGCGGAGATTGGATTCGAACCAATGTAATACAGATTATTAGCCTGTCGGGTGACCTCTACCCTACCCCGCTATTTTTATTTACTATGGGGTGAATAGTGAGAATCAAACTCACATTCTCCGCTTCACAAACGGTTGTTCTATCATTGAACTATATCCACACCGCAATAAACAATTTGTGTAAGCAGTAGGATTCGAACCCACGAAGCCGAAGCACTTGGTTTACAGCCAAGCGTATTTGACCGCTTTACTATACTTACATACGCATCGGCACTAGGAATCGAACCTAGACAAAATGATTTGGAATCATTTATGCTACCACTACATCACTCCGACATAAAGAAAGGGGATACTTTCTTTTTACACTACCTAATGTTAGACGTTATCGTAGTAATGGATTTTTCCCCTTTTTTCCGTTATTAGAACGGACTTTTATTTTTTATAAACATTTGTTTATTTATTAATTAACATTTACAGTTACTCTTTTTCTTACCACATTTCTTACACATCTTTTCTTTCTTCTCCATATCCTTTACTAATTCCTTAGTAACCTTTTTAAACATTGATTTCATATATTATTTAAATAATTTATTATCTTTTATTACTTGATACAAAGTTGCTTCTAATGTCATTATAGTTGAGTGTGGTAATTCTAATTGATGATTAAAATTAATTGCTTCTATAATTTCGTGTAATAATGTTGACTCTTTTACATTTTCAGTTAGTTCTGAATTAATAACAATCTTTTCATCATTTACTCTACAATATCCAGAATTATTTTCTACTTCAGTTATCCTTAAATCTTTTTCTTCTATCTTATAAACTAATCCGCCAATCTTAATTTCTTTAGGTAATTTCATAGAATTTGTGTGGATAAGGGGATTCGAACTCCTTCACCCTGCTTGGAAGGCAGATATGCTACCGTTAAACATTACACCCACATTATTTAGTTTTTTTAAAAGCTTTTTCAATTTCTTCTGATGTTTTAGATTCGTCATCAAGTTCAGACCAATCTTCCCATTCCTGTTCTTCTTCCATATCTATAATGCCAAAAAACCTAGAGTTATATTATTTCTTCTAGGACAAATAGGCTTACAATGTTATTTATATTTTTTATTCATTGGCTAATTAGTATACTGAATTAATCAACTTCAAATTAAGTATAACATATACCAAAACATTATTCAATTCATTTTTATTGACATAATTCAACGGTGGATAACTAATATAAACCAATGTTTATAGGGTATTGACAGGTGTATTTATTTTTGGTATACTTACTTCAGATAGTTCGTTGACAACTTAAAGGGAAAATAAAAATATATGATTAAGTCTACAAGACAAGCAACAATCGTTTTAGAAGTTCCTACTTTTAAAAAAGAAATAAGCCAAGATGGAAAGACAACAACTATGATGATGTCTTATGATGTTAAAGGAATGATAAACATCTTAGAACGTCAACTAGCAAATTATATTTCAACACAAAGACAAATACCAAAACCAAATGAACCTGGAAAAACTAGATGGGATGAAGCGTTTTTTATGCTTCGTGAATTAAAAAAATTTTATCTATTAGATGAAGCAAATGTTAAAACAGTTCCAGAAGAAGTTAAGTAATTAAAATAATTAAATCCCTTTAAGTCGTTAGTGAACTATCTCTTGACAATTATTTCATACGTGCTATAATTAAAAATATAAATAACTAAATCAAAAAACTTTATGACTATTTGGAAACAAAATCAAATCAAGACTTCTAAAAAATATAAGAAGTCAGAGATAATAAACTCATTATGTTTTATTGGAACTATAGTGGTTATGTTCTCTTTATTATTAATCTTATAATTAACTTTAAAAATATGGAAAAAATTTACAATGTTTACATCATAGAATGTGAAACTGGAAAAGCTTCAGCAAAAATTGGAAGTAATTTAAATGAAAGACAAGCTAATAAAAGAGTTATGACTGGACTAATGAGAATCAATGATAATTTCTTTGTTGGTGATTACGAAGTTGGAAGTGAAACAGATAAAAGACTAGAACAAGATTTACTAAATAAATAAAAATATGCTTATTTCAAATTGTTGTGGTGCTATTGTCCGTTGTATTGACTATGACCAAAAAACTGGTATATGTTCAGATTGTAAAGAACATTGTGATTGTGAAGAAGAAAGTGATAGTGAGTTTTGTAACGGTAAGATGGATTAATTTACTAATAATATAAATATGATTAAAATTACACAAGAAAGTTTAGGAGTTGAAGAAGATTATAATTATGATGGTTATGCCGACCATTTAGAAAATGAACACTTTCATCATTCAGATAAAGGATGTAAGTGTGAGATGTTTGTAAGATATGGAACTAGAAAAGGTGAAGTATCACTTCCAATGGTAGCTAAGAGATGTTTAACTCATAATGTTGAATGTCATAAAGAAGGATTTGAAATAGGTTTTATGGGTGGAACTGATTCTAGTAAAATTTATTGCCAAGATTGTGGATGTGAAATTAAAGGTGGAACAACTGCTACTAGATGTGCTTTCTGCCAAAAAAAATTTAACACATCAAAGTGTCAAGAGTGGGCTGTAAACAACAAAGAATATTTAAAACAAAAACGAAAAGAAAAACGTCATCAAAATTTTTTAGATACTCACGGAAGATATGAAGATTAAAAAACTTAAAAAAATGCCAAATATAATTAACTTATTTAGTGTTAGAAATTCTACTTGAAGTATCTTTTAAGATGTGGTATTATGTTGTTACTGCTTTTCACCCCTTTGCTAACTTCACCTGCTCCAAGTAAAACTATCTTAAACAAGTCTATAAAGACACCCCAGTATAACGACAAGATGATTTGGGACAGGAAAGGTTCAGGAAAAGGGGAAATGTAACACAATATGTAACAATTAATTATAAAACTATGAGTGAAGAAAAAAAACATAAAGACCTAGAGTATAGAGTTTGGACTGTTCGTTTAAGTGAAGAAAATATTAAATGGCTTAAAGAAGAATCTAAAAAATTTGGGAGCTGGAATAAATTATTTAATAAATTAAGATTACAATAATATGGACAGAGATAATTTAAAGGGAATGATACTTGAAAAATTAGGAAGAATAACTAATTATATTAAAGACGATGAGCCAATAGAAGAAAATGTAGTTATGAATATTGATAGTTTAAGTGATATAGATGACCAATTAGATAACATAGTTTGTAATTGGGAATATTAAATAAATTTGTAAACTTTTTAAACTTTAGTTTACAAACTGTGGATAACTTTATAAAATATTAAAAAACACTAACAAAAACAATAATAATTGTGTTAGTAAAAAGACTTGTATTATTCCTTAATTTATATTATACTTTAAATATAAGAACGAGAGTGTTAGTAGTTAAGTCCAAAAGACACAAAAAGATTACTTCACTCTCTGTTTCTGTAAACATATGAAAAAATTCAATGTGTTAAAAGTTCAATTAGTTAGTGATTTAAAAAGAGCTTTCAATTTAAATCTAACAATGTGTGGTGTGTATAATGGAGAAATAATGTGGCTTGGTTATTACAGAGATTTAGATAAATTTAAAAAATTAAATAAATAATTTTATGTCTGTAATGACAATGGTTAATTATCACGACCCAAAACAATTAGCAGAAACATTAACTGAAGTTGTAGAAAGAATTGTAACCGTTGAAAAGATAGAATCACTAACTGAAAAACAAATTAAGTTCTTAGTGATGTTAGTTATAAAATGGAAGTATGGTCAAAAAGTAGATGGCAAAGAACCAGTAGATATTATAAAAGATGTATTAAAAATACAACCATATCTAAATAGTGCTGAAAGTTTTAAAAAAATTAAGTATAATAATTAATATGAATAAATTACTTACATTTCAATCACAAGTTCAAGCGATAAAGAAAGATAGTGCTAATCCTTTCTTTGAATCAAATTATTTCGATATTAATTCTTTATTGTCAGAAATAACACCAACAATGAATGAGTTAAAGTGTGTTATACTTCAACCACTTCAAATTAGATATGCTGGTGATAAAACTTTTAATGTGTTAGTTACTAAAATTATTGATACAGAAATAGAAAGTGATGATAACGTTATTGCTGGTTCAGAAATTGTTTTACCTGATTTACAAGACCCACAAAAGATGGGAAGTGCTATAACTTATTACAGACGTTATTCTTTACAAACACTGTTAGGTTTACAAGCGGAAGATGATGATGGTAACTTAGCCAGTAACAAGACAACAGTAGTTCCTAATACAACTAAACTAGGAACTAAAGAAGTTATACTACCTAAAACTGATACAAAGAAATCAAGGATAGTAGAACTTTGTAAACAATTAGGATTTACTGGAACAACAGCTAAAGAATATGAGATATATGTTATGGGAATGGCAACATATATTCTTAAACCAGACAATTACGATTTAATCATTAATAAATTAGAAGAAAAAGTTAATAAACTTAATAAATAATATTTATGGCGGAAAAAAAATTTGTTGATGGAATGTTTGTTAGTAGAAGGGAAAACGCACCAGAATTTGTTATAGCTCAATTATCATTTAACACAGAAAAGATGATTGATTGGCTAAAACAAAATACAAATGCTAAAGGTTTTTGTAACGTTGACATTCAACGTAGTGCCACTGGAAGTCTATACGCTTCTTTAAATGAATGGCAACCAAGTAATCAAGGTCAAACTAATTCGCAGGAATCACAACAAGAAGAAGAAATAGAAGTAGGTTCCGTACCATTTTAATTAAATAATAATAAAATTGTTCCTATGGTGTTGGCACGTGAAACCGCTAAACATCATAAGGTTTCACAGCAATTATGAAGAAATGTTTTAAGTGTAAAAAAGAAAAAGAGATAAGTGAATTTTATAAACATTCACAAATGCCAGACGGACACGTTAATAAATGTAAAGAATGTAATAAAAAAGACGTTAAAGATAGATATAGCACAGAAGAAGGTAGAAATAAAGTTATTGAATACGAAAAATTAAGATTTAATAATCCTGAACGTAAATTAAAAATTAAAGAATATCAAAGAAAAAGAGTTATTAATCATCCTAATAAAACAAAAGCAAATAGAATGGTAAATAACTTAATTAAAAAAGGAAAATTAAACAGACTTCCCTGTGAAATATGTGGAGATATAAAATCTCAGGCACATCATCCAGATTATAGAAGACCATTATATGTTAAATGGTTATGCTTTAAACATCACAGAGAAGAACACGGTCAAAAAACTAATTAAATTAATTATTAAATAAAAAACTATGAACGAAGAAATGTCAACAAAGAAAATTGTGTCATTAATTGTTGGTGGATTTATTGGACTATTTATTGTCCTTCCACTTCTATGGTCAAGTTGGGGAACAGTTGGTGCTGGTGAACGTGGTGTGCGTTTAAAAATGAATGCTGTTGTGGGAACTGTTGATGAAGGGTTTTATACAAAAATTCCTTACATTGAATCAGTTAAAGTAATGGATGTAAAAATCCAAAAAGATGAAGTAGAAGCTGGTGCTGCTTCAAAAGATTTACAGACTGTAAATTCTAAGTTAGCTATCAATTATAATCTATCCCCAGATTATGTAGATAATATTTATAAGACAGTTGGTAAAGATTATAAAACAAGATTAGTAGACCCAGCAGTTCAAGAATCTGTAAAAGCTGTAACAGCTAAATATACAGCCGAAGAACTTATAACAAAACGTGAATTAGTAAGAGATGAAATTAAAGGATTGTTATCAGATAAAATGCTTCCTTATGGAATTATTATTAGCCAGATAAATATTACTAACTTTGATTTCTCACAATCATTTAATCAAGCAATTGAAGCTAAAGTAACTGCTGAACAATCAGCATTAGCCGCTAAGAATAAATTGGAACAAGTTAAATTTGAAGCAGAGCAAAGAATTACAACTGCTAAAGGTGAAGCTGAAGCAATTAGAATCCAAGCAGGTGCTATTCAAAATCAAGGTGGTGCTGAATATGTTAATTTAAAATGGGTTGAAAAGTGGAATGGTCAATTACCTTCTACAACTCTAGGTGCTAATACGCCAATGGTTAATCTTAAATAAATATGTTAGGAAACAAGTCAATTAAAAAAAGAGTAATGGAAGCAGTAAATTTAAGAATTAAATCTGCTGAAAAAAAGTTTATCACATTATGTGATACTATTGATAAAGAATCGTTTACTAAAAAAGAAGATGCTGCTGCTCAATTAGTAGCTGATATCTTAAATGGTAAAGAAGTTTAATTATATGCGTAAAGGATTTACATTAATTGAATTATTAGTAGTAGTATCTATTATAGGATTACTTGCTACATTATCAGTTGTTGCGTTTAACAATTCAAAAGATAATGTTGACGGAAAACAATTTGAAATGAATTGTGATATTTATAAATTCAGTTCATTAAATAACATTCCAGCAGGTTGTATTAGTCACTTTACAAATTCTTATCCAGTAAATACAATTAAATAATTAACGCTTAGAACTGAATCCCCTAATCATTATATATCTTGGTAGTTGTTTACTCGACATAAGCAAGATACGATTGAATAAAATTACAAAATAAAATCGAAAGTGATGGTTTTGAAAAACATAAATAATATATGAACTTAAAAGAAAGAATAGAAGAAGTCAAAAAAAACTATAATTCTTTAGATAAAATGACAAGTGATAATGGTGAATTTGTTATTATTGCCGAAAAAAATGAAGGTGGTAGTTATGAAGAATATAAAGAATGCTTAGGTGTTAAAGAAAATGGTGATTTAATTTGGTCTTATCTAAGTGGTTGTTCTTGTAATGGTGGTAATGAAGAAAAAAAAGTTACAGATGTAACAGCAAAAATATTTAATATTGAAGAAGATAAGACAGTAGAAGATTTCTTTGAAAATAACAAATGTGAACCTTATCAAGGAACATATCAATCATACTAATTAATTCAGAACGCTATAATAAAATTAAGTTATAAAACTATGAGTAAGCAAAAAGTGCTAATATTACAAGGATTAATCGCTTCGGGCAAGACGACATATGCCCTCCAACTTGTAGAAAAACTATGTTGGAAACGTATTAATAAAGATGACCTAAGAGCTATGATTGACAATTCAAAATGGACTGAAAGAAACGAAAAAGAAATATTAAAGATAAGAAATAATTTGTTATTGAAGTTTCTTGAAGATGGTTATAGCGTTGTAATTGATGATACAAATTTCGCACCAAAACATATTGATACTATAAAAGAAATATGTTCTGAACAATTAGTTGAATGTGAAGTTTTATTCTTTCCCACTCCTTTATACGAATGTATTGAAAGAGATTCAAAAAGAGAAAGACCAGTTGGAAAAAAAGTTATCTTAAAAATGTATAATCAGTATCTAAGAGCAGGAATAGAAAGTAATGATTTCAAAGATGAACCAGAACTTCCAACTTGCGTTATCTGTGATATCGATGGAACACTTGCTTATTCTCCAGAACGAAGTGTTTATGACTACAAAAAAGTAGACCAAGATTTACCTAACAAAAAACTTATCGAAGTTTTACAAAGATTAAATCTTCCAGTTGTAATTTTAAGTGGTCGTGAAAGTAATTGTCAAAAAGAAACTGTTGACTGGTTGATTAAAAATAATATTCCTGTAAGATTATTTGGAATGAGAAAAGAAGGTGATATGAGAGAAGATTCCATTATTAAAGAAGAACTTTATAATGAAGGAGTAAAAGGTAAGTATAATGTTCTGTGTGTATTTGATGATAGACCAAGAGTAATTAGAATGTGGAAGAAACTTGGTTTAATGGTATGTGATGTAAGTAGACAAGACCCTAGGGTTGATTTCTAGGGTCAACTGACTTAGTGATATAATGGTTATTATACTTGGCTGTCTACCAAGTAATCGGAGTTCGATTCTCCGCTAGGTCGCATCATCGTGGTCGGAACTGGTAGACACGTCTGGCTTAGAACCAGATACCAGAAATGGTGTGTGGGTTCGAATCCCACCGATGATACATATGCTGATATCGTCCAGTGGTTAAGACAGATGACTTTCTATCATCATACTGGGGTTCGACTCCCCATATCAGCACAATGCTTCAGTGGCACAACGGAAGTGCGAATGGTTGAAGCCCATTAGATTATTGTTCGATTCAAGGCTGAAGCACATTGTAGAGTTTGCTCAATGGTAGAGCCGCAGACTGTTAATCTGTTTACATAGGTTCGATTCCTATACTCTACGCACTGGAAGGTTGGCAGAGTGGACTATCGCACCTGTTTTGAAAACAGGAGATGGAAACATCCGTGGGTTCGAATCCTACACTTTCCGCTTTATAGTGACTTAGTTCATTGGTAGAACGCTTAGCTGATATATAAGAAGTATAAAGTTCGATTCTTTCAGTCACTACATATATCTCCTTAGTTTGATGGTGGAACAGGTGGTTTACATCCACAAGGATAGTTGGTTCGATTCCAACAGGAGATACATTTATTACCATAGCTCAGTTGGTAGAGTGTTGCTCTTATAAGGCAAATGTCGCAGGTTCGAGTCCTGCTGGTAATACAAACTCCCTATATCTCAATGGTAGAGTAGATGACTTTTAATCAGATGACCTAAGTTCGATTCTTGGTGGGGGGACATATGCTGCTATATTTCAATGGTAGAATGGAAGACTCTTAATCTTACGACATTGGTTCGATTCCAGTTGGCAGCACATAATTTTTAAATAATCCCAGGTCGTCTAACTGGCAGGACATCAGGTTTTGAACCTGAGTATGTAGGTTCGAACCCTACCCTGAGAACAATAATAATTAATAAATATTTATGTTATCAATTTCAAAACAAGCTAATCCAAATTATTTAGCTAAGGTGGTTAAAATAGAAAATTTAAGAAAGCACGAAAACGCTGAAAGACTTCAAGTTGCTGTTATTGATTTTAATGATGTTATAACAGGAATGGATACAAAGGTTGGTGATTTAGTTGTATATTTTCCAGTTGAAAGTCAAATCCATTTTGAGTTCTTGAAACATACTAATCAATTTGCTAGTCAGTTGTTAAATGAAGATACAACTATTAAAGGTTACTTTGATAAGAATGGTAGAGTTCGTGCTGTAAAATTAAGGGGTGAGAAGTCAATGGGTTATATTGTTCCACTTCTTGTAGTTGAAGAATTTACAGGTAAATTTAAAAATGATGAAATTGGGATGGAATTTGATACTATTAATGATATTTTAATGGTTAAGAAATACGAACTTCCAATTAAGGGAATGAATAATGATAATAAACTAGGAAAGAAACCAAGAATATCTAAGTTAGTTGAAGGTCAAGTTTTACTTCACGTTGATACTACAAATTTAAGAAAAGAAGCTTTTAAGATTAAACCAGATTACTTTGTAAGTATTACAAATAAACTTCACGGAACTTCATTCCACGTTCATAATGTAATTGTTAAAAAGAAATCAAATATATTTACTAAACTTATTGGAAAGTTATTTGATATAAATAAAACGGAATACGATATTATTTATGGAAGTAGAAAGGTAATTAAGAACCAATACGAAACACAAAATATTAATGATTTCTATGATGGAGATTTATACGCTGAAATCAAAGAAGAATTAAAAGATAAAATTCCTAAGAACTGGAATATTTACGGAGAATGTGTTGGCTTTACTAAAACTGGTGGTGCGATTCAATCAGGTTATGATTACGGATGTAAACCAGATGAACACAAGATATTTATTTATAGAATAACAACTGTTAATCCTGATGGATTTATTCAAGAGTTATCCACTTTACAAATAAAAGAATTTTGTGATAAGATGGGATTAAATTATGTTCCATTATACTATGTTGGTTATGCTAAAAATATTTACCCTGAATTATCTTTAGATGAACATTGGAATGAAGAACTAATAAAAAGACTTGAAGAACAATATGCCACTGGTGATTGTGATATGTGCCTTAAAAAAGTTCCAAAAGAAGGTATGGTATTAAGAGTTGAAAGTTTAATGTGGTTTGAGTCATACAAATTAAAGAGCTTTGATTTCCTAGCTTATGAAACATCACAATTAGACAAAGGAGAAGCTGATATGGAAAGTGCTAATTAATTAAATTAATAGTGTATGAAATATAAACTTGCGTTATTGTCAATATTTATAATTCTTCTCTGTGTTAGCGTGGTATATGCTAAACCACTAAATAGTCAGGAAGAGGTTAAAAACGTCAACACGGTGGCAAATATTGCCACTACAACAACACCAGAGATAGAATCAGTTAGTGATATGATAATTAGGTTGACAGTTGACAGTGATGTGTCAACTTTAACAGCATTAAGAATTGCTAAATGTGAATCCCAATTAGGAACACAAATGGAGAATCCACATTCTAGTGCTAAAGGGATTTATCAGTTTACATATGGAACTTGGAATTATGCCTGTGGTGGTGGAGATGTGATGGATAACGAATTAAATATTAAATGCTTTTTAAAACTATATCCACTACATCCAAGTTGGTGGGAGTGCCGATAAATTAACAAATCAGTTCTCACAATCGTGGTAACCAGCAGCGAGAGAAAGATGTGTGGCGGAATAGGTAGACGCTAATGATAACTAGGTTCACGAATTATCCTATGTGAACTATGCTGGGTGAGATATTTCGTTGTTTAACTAAAACTCGGGTTAAGTCGGCAAATCCCAGCCACATCTTTCTTTCACTATTGGTAAAAAATAATTAAAACTATATGAAAATTAAAACTGAATTAAAATTTATCCTTGAAAATTTAGGAATAAAAGAAGATGTTAAAATTCATAGAATAACAATTTCTTTTAATAAAATTAATATATATCTTGAAAGACCTGGACTTTTTATTGGCAAAGCAGGAGAAACTTATAAAAAAATAAAAGAACAACTTTCAAGTAAAAAAGAGATAAAACTAATTGAGTTTAATCCATTCAATTAGTTTCACTATTGGTAAATTGTTTGTTGTCGGAGAGGGGTAGAGTGGAAACAGGCTTAAGACAATACCACTTTAGATGGGTTCGATTCCCTATTAACTAGCCTTGCTGGCTGTGGCTCCCCTCCGAAAGCAAATAATTAAAGTGTTGTAAGAGATTTAATAATTAAGGATATTTATATGAGAGAGATAAGGCTAGAAGATTTAACAAACTGTCAAAACTGTGGAGTTGTGTTTGATTATAAATTTAACGCCACAAGGAAGTATGGAGTTTATTTTACTGTATGTCCTTTGTGTAATCATCAACACGAACTGCCTGCCAACCATAACCAGTCGGCAAGTTAATCTATAAACTAATAATTAATAATAAAAGTATGTCAAAATTTAGCTTAACAAAAAACACAAAAGTTTGGTGCGGTACTACTCTTTATCAAATTAAGGCAGAAATGTCATTTGGTAATGTAAGTAAAGGAGAATTAGGAGGTTACATCGAGAAAAAAGAAAACGTAAGTGAAGATGGTAATGCTTGGGTTTATGGTGATGCTCAGGTTTATGGTGATGCTCAGGTTTCTGGTAATGCTCAGGTTTATGGTGATGCTCAGGTTTATGGTGATGCTCAGGTTTATGGTGATGCTCGGGTTTATGGCAATGCTTGGGTTCATGGTGATGCTCAGGTTTATGGTGATGCTCGGGTTTATGGTGATGCTCGGGTTTATGGTGATGCTTGGGTTTATGGTGATGCTCAGGTTTATGGTGATGCTTGGGTTTATGGTAATGCTTGGGTTTATGGTGATGCTTGGGTTTATGGTAATGCTCAGGTTTATGGTAATGCTCAGGTTTATGGTAATGCTTGGGTTTATGGTAAATTGTCAATTACTCTAGGTTATTTCTTTGGTTTTAAAGAAAAGAAAGAAGATTTAAAATACTTTAGTTTAGGAGAAGATAGCAGTTATGAACTTATTGGAAAAGATGATTGTAAAGTTGAAGAAGAAAACAGCCAAAAGACTAAACTACTTAAAAAGGCTCAGGAATTAATTGATAAGGCAGAAGAATTAAAAGTAGAAGCAAACAAACTTTAAAAACAAAAGTCATCACTTCGGTGGTGGCCAGTAGCGAGAGAAAGATGTGTGGCAGAGCGGTTTAATGCGGTGTCGCACACTATTACTAATCATTAATTTGAGGTAATCGCTGGTTCGAATCCAGCCACATCTTTCTTTCACTATTGGTAAATTAAATAAAAATTGTATGAGAAAATGGAATGTTAAGCTTGATGTATTTTTTATGGATAGTGCTTATATTGAAGCTAAAACTAAAAAAGAAGCGATTGAGTTAGCTAAAGATGAAATTGAAGGTCGTTACGGAATGGGTGCTGAGCTTACTTTATTCGAAATAGAAGAAGACAAATAATTAAAGTGTTATAAGAGATTTAATAATCATACATTATGTCAATATTTAAAAGAAAATTTGTTCAAGTAGAAATATATAAAGATGTTTACGGAGAGGGAAGATGGGAATATCTACACTTTATCAACGATGGAAAATTAAATAGTAAACTAAAGGTTTTAAGAACTTGGTTTGATAATAAAGAGGTTGAAGCTAACGGAGTTGTTAGATTTTATATTAAAGAAGTATATAAAACTGATAATCCCAAAGGAGATTTTAAAAATATAGTAATTTAAGAGATTTAATAATTAAGGATATTTATATGATAAACAAAAAATTAATAGAAGAAATTTGCTTAGTAAAAGCAACTGAAAAATTTAATTCAACACCTCAAATAGGAGAATCGTTTGATATAGAAAAACATAATCACGCTAATAAAATGTTAAATGAGATGGCTTGTTATATTAACGATGAATTAATTAAAAACTTATA